GTTTTTTGATATTTTTTTTATTTTTTGCTTGATAAAATAAATCGCATACGTATAATACTTAACCAATGGAGCAGCGTTGCTTCATGGCAGAACCCCCCTGCTTTTGGGGCTGATTGGAGAACAATCATGAACAACACCCCGTTTGCTGTTTTCGTCGTAGCTCATGCCTACGACGATGACTCAATTTTCATCGCGGCGACGACCCGCGATGATGGTCGGGTAGGACTGCCCGGCGGCAAGCTGGATTCCGGCGAAACGCCGGTTGAAGCTGCCGTCAGGGAATCGGCAGAAGAAGGCTGGGATGTTGCAATCCCAGCCAATGCCCTGCCATACCACACTGCCATGGTAGATGGCAAGCTGGTATGGTGGTTTCTGGCCAATGGACGGCCAGTCAAACGCAGCTCATGGAAAGAGCAGGCCCGGGGCATCAAGCCCGTCTGGGTTAGTGATTCCGTAGCAGCTGCTACGGGTTTTGGCAACCAATTCCTGGCAGATATTGATTTCTGCCTGGATGACATCTTCTGCCAACGCGGGTTGGCAGACAATTTCAGCGACTTCGCGGTCGCTGGCTGTTTGTAGGGGGGGTCTGTTATGAGATTTGAAACAGACCTCGGCAAATTCGTCTCTGCCGAAAGCAGAGACGAGGCGGCTGCACTAGCGGCCCAATACGGCATGGGCACTGTTATCCGTCAGTGCCCAGACCTCAAGCGCGAACCGGCGAAGGTTCGCGGCGGCATGTTTGCCGCATGGTGCAATTTGCGCCAAGAGGCTGTCGTTGTGGGCAGCCTCGCATGTGCTGCGAATGCAGTTTACGACGACATGGAGTTAGTCGTCGTGTACTACGGCAGCGGCAAGCCAGAAAAACTCAATCGCGCCGAAAGCGCGGTTGTCAAACGTCTATTTTCGGAAGGAGAATAAATCATGATCTACATTTGCAATTCGTTGTCGCTCGCCATGTTGGACGAATGGCGGTTAACCGACACTGACACAGAAACCCAGCTGATTGTCCAGCCGGTTGTTGACCCGGTGGCTTGGCTTGAAGAAGCCGAAGCCCGGCACGGCACGGCGGTTAGCGCCGTCGGCCACGAAGATACAGCCATCGTCTTTTCATCGGTTTTGCGGAGAAATGTTCCGCAAAACCGGGTGTCCGTGACTTTGGATGAGTCCACGGAACTGCTCATCGGACAACTGGTTGGCGGCAGATTGCCGGAGGGCAGTACAACGCTGCCACCAAACACCCAAATTCTATGGGTGGCCGTGTCACTGAGATAGTGACAAAGGAGAAAACCCAATGCCAGAAGAAGAAAAACGTGGTCGAGGCGTTAAGCCCGGCACGAAAAATCGGCTTGGAAAATTTAAGCCGGATGAGCTAAAAAAATCACGTAATTTCGTCAACGTCAGCTTTCGACCGGAAATCGCGGAGCCGTGGAAAGTGCTGGCCAAGGAAAGCGGCCAGAGCTTGGCGGGCTGGATTGTCTGGCAGGTCAATGCAAAGCTGGCGATGGACGCTGAGGCGTTGGCGCGGCGGGCGATGTCTTGCAGTGGCCCATGCTGCGCGGGTTGTGGTTATCCGTTCGGCGACGATTGGCTTGACGAGGGCGAAACGTGTCCGCAATGTCGGCTGGTGAATTGATTTTTTTGCATGAAAGAGCTGGCGGATAAACGGTCGGCAAAATATCTGGCGAAAATCAGTAAGAAATATGGAGTTAAGGCGAATTCTTAAAAATAATTTTCATAAGCACTGGATGCGGTAAAGTCAAATAATCTGCCCGTCAGGTGCCGACGGGCAGTTGTTTTTCGGCTTGCAGGATGAGCTGCATGAGGCGGATGGCTTGTTCGATGTCCTGGATGCCCAGGATTTCGCAGATGATGGGCAGGGCGGCGTAATCGACGGTGCCGGCCATGAGGTTTAGGGCGTCGTAGTAGAGGTTTAACTCGATGGGCCGGTCGGCGGCACTGAGTTTGTTGCGACTGATTCCGGCGATGGAGCGGGACTGGAACCAGTCGGCGGCTTTTTTTGGGTGGTCTGGATGGCGGCATTGTGATCGATCCAGCTTTGGCGGATGGCGTTGGCTAGGGTTTCGGCAATGTTCGGCTGATCGCTCACCCAGACCAAAAACAGGTCAAGATCGAACGGCACGGGCGCGCCGGTTCCGCCGGGGAGGATGTCCATTTCGCGCATGCCGGGCCAATCGCAGACGAGCGGTAATAGCTGTTCGCGGTTGTAGCGGTCTCGCGCCATGAGGATGTCGAGGTCGGTCTGGCTGAGCGGCAGGCGGTTGCCTTGGCTGTCGGTGACTTGGACGGTGATGTCCCGGCTTGGCCAGCCGACGTGATAGCGTTCCATGTCGGCGGCGGTGGGGCGGTTGAATTTGAAGGTATGCCCGCCGGCATTGATGTTGTGCCGGCGGCTTTCCTTGAGTTTTTCGATTAAATCCATAGGTAGGCGCGTTAGGGTTAGGTGGTGAAGTAGGTGGGGGTGCCGGTGGCGGTGATGGCGAGTTTGGTGGTGACGATTTCCCCGGTAGATCCGACCGGTACGCCCTTAGCGCCAATGAATCCCGTGAAGGCCATTTTTGTTCCGTTGGAAAAAGTGAACAGGAAGGCGCGTTCGGCGTTGATTTTGGATGCGGCGATGGCGGCTTTGAGTGCGGGGTCGGCCATGTCCCAATGCGAATCGATGGAAAATTCCAGCGCGGAGAACATGCCGGGGCGGAGTTTTTTCAGCGAGTCGTGGATGGTGGTGACGTCTTTCATTTCGGCTTCCCCGCCCGATGCGCTGACGTCGGCGAAGGTGGAGAAGGTGGTGCCAAATGTTAGCAGTGCGGAGGTGCCGGCGCTAAAGGTGTCGTAGTTGGTGGTGTCTTCGCCCTCCAATTCCCAGGTGCCGGACGCTTGGTTGGCGACGCGGAACACGCGGTTGTTGATTTGGTTCATGCCGGTGGCGAGGACGGTGACAAAGTCCCCGTTGGCGTATCCGTGGGTGGTGGATGAGACGACGCCAGGGTTGGCTTTGCTGACGGCGGAAATGGTTTTGGTGGCGGCGATGACAGATTGCATGGCAACCTGTACGCCTGTCCAGAGTGGTGCGCTCATGATTAGGTTTCCTTCAACGGGACTGCCCGTTTCCGGGCAGGTGGCGCGTCGTCACGACGGGCCGGTTAGGGTTCGGCAAAAAATGCCGGGCGAAAAAAAACCCGCCGAGGCGGGTTTGAGGGTGGGGCTGGGGCGGGTTATTGCGGGTTGTACTCGGTAGCTTGGTAGCTGATTTGGTAGCTTAGCGCGACGATGAACAGTTCCGGGTCGTCGTCGGCTTCGCGGTATTCGCTGCCGGTGAGTTGCAGGTCGGCGGCGGCGACGGGTTTGCGCAGGGTTTGCTCGATGAGCAGTGCGCCGGCGTCCATGTCGGTCTCGGGTTTTTCGATGTCAACGGCTCCGCGATACCAAGCGTTGACGGAGATGTTGAGGGTGCGCAGTTGGCCGCGCGGGGCCGGGTGCATCGTGGTGTGGGTGACGGTTTCGCTTTCGGCGAATAGGGTCACGCAGGGGTAGCTGTTGGTTTTGGGTTGCAGCCGGGTGTTCCAAACGCCGGCTCCAAAGTGGCCGGCAAGCAGTAGCTGGTTTTTTAGGTCGTCGATCAGGGCGCGGCGGCGGTGCATTATTCGATTCCCCGGTAATCGCGGTAGATGGCGAGTAACTGTTTGGCGGCGTTGGGCATGTCGAGCGGGCGGAATCCGCCTTCGACGACGGTTTGATAGCGCTCGTTTTGGCCAACGATGAGTTTGATGGCTTGCTGGATGGCTAGCGGTACATCGGCGGGTGCATTGCCAAATCCGCAGAGGTATTCGATTTCGACGGCGTTGGCTTGGTAGCGGGCAATGGGCCAGGTCTTACCGTAGGCGGGCAGGATGCGGTGGGCGACGCGGTCGATTTGGTAGTCGGCGGGATCGATGGTTTGTTCAACGCCGGCGCTGTCGATGTATTTGACGTAGGTGACGCTTTGCAGGGGGGCACGTAAGGAGATTTGGCCGGCGATTTGGTTGAAGCCGTCGGCTTGCGCGGCGGCTTGGTGGAATCCGGCGGCGTGGTATGTCCAGGTCTGGGTGATGAGGGCAATGTCCGCGCCTTCCACCGATTCGCATTGTTGCCGCGCGGAGGCAAGGTTGGCGTGGATGGCGACGGCGCGGGCGGCAAAGTCGGCGTTGGTCATGCCGAGGTGGGCTTGTAGTTCGGCGTCGGTGACTGGCTCGACGAGGGGGTGGGTTTTGATGGGCATGTTATTTTTTGAGGGCGAATCGCTCGACTTCGATTTGCGCGGTGCCGGCTCCGCCAAAGCTGGCGCGAAAATAAATCTGGTAGGCGGTGGGGTTGCTGGCCATTCGCGGATGGGTGGCGATGGCTAGGGGTTCGCCTTGGCTGGGGTAGGGGTAGCTGTCGGTGTAGCTGCTGTCGGCTTCCCATCCAAAATAGGTTTGCTTGACGCCGTCGTACCAGCCGACGCGCGGATGGGTTAGCGGGCCGGGGGTGACGATTTTGGCTTGGCATGAGGCTTGTAAAATGGAGCCGTCCGGCGCTCTGGCGGCGGCAAGTCCGGTTTGGTAGAGGTAGACTTCGCCGGCGGCGGTGGTGGTGACGTCGAGGATGACTTTGTTTCCGCATTCGCTATTGGCCTTGGCGACGCTGAAGGCGCAAGTGGCCCCGCCAGTGCATAGGGTTGACCATGCTCTTGGCACGGTGCCGGTGCAGCCTGCACCTAGAGTTCCTCCGCTGCCGGTGAATAGCGGGTTGTTGTTGATGGTGCTGCTGCCGGTGTTGTTTTCGTAGGCGTCGGCGGTGGAGCTGACGAGCGAGATGGGTGTGATTTTTTGGGCTAAATACGGGGCGATGAGGCGGGCGATGGCATAGGCGGCAGGCCCGTCCGGGTGGGTGGTGTCGTGGCTGTATCCGGTTTCCCAGGTGGGGATTTGGTTTGTCGTGGTGGTGTATCCGTTATCCAGGCATACGCTGTAACCGTCGATGTAGACGGCTTGGCTATCGTTGTAGGTGGATTTGATCCAGGTTTGGATGATTTGGTTGACTTTGACGGCTGCGAAGGCTTCGGCGGCGTCGGCGTTGGTCAGGTTGGGCAACAGGCCGATTAAGATGGCGTAGGTGCCGGCGGCGACCAAGGTGTTGACGATGGTTTTTAGATTTTCGGCAACGTAGGTTGCTGATTTTCCGCCAGTGGCGATGTCGTTGGTGCCGACCAGCACGAGGCAGGCGGTGGGTTTGTCCCGGATGGCTTGCGGAAGGTAGGTGGCGATGGCGGTGTCGGTGGAGATTCCGCCTTGGCTGTAGTTTCTGAAATCCGGTTTGACGCCGGCCAGGGCTTGCGCCCAGGCGGAGATGCTGCGGCTGTACTCTAGATTGCTGTTATTGGCGTCGCTGTAGGGCATTCCGCGCTGCATGATCGAATCGCCCAGGCAGCCCAGGGTTTGGTTGGTCGAGTAATTTTGGGCGATTTGACCGGCGATTAACAAGGTCTCTTGGGCTTCGGTGAGGGTAGCAATAGCGCCTTCGGCGTAGCCGTTCCAGGCGGTGAGGAATCGGATGGTCATGTCGGGGCCTTTGGGGTTGGGGTGAGCGGGTTATTCGGTGGCGGCGGTTGGGTCGGTCTGTTCGGCGACGGGTTCCGCTGGTTCCGGCGATGCGGGTTTTTTGGCTTTTGGCGCTTTGGGCGGCTGTTCGGTTTCGGCGGCTTTAGGCTCGTCCAGGTAGTCGGCGGCGTTGGCTTCTTCGACGAGGTGTTTGGCGAACGCTGGGTCGGTGGTGAGGATGTCTCCGGTAGACAGGGTGCCGTAACGCTGGGTGATGACGGTGGTTCTGATTTTGACTTTTATTTTTTCGTTCATGGGTTTTTCCGGTTAGGGTGGCCGTCCTTGGCCGGGCGGGGTGAAGGTGATCCGGGTTTATGCCGGGGTTAGATCGCCATAGCGGACGCTGGCGGCTCGCTCGACGGCCAAGGCGCAACGACGGCTGGCCAGGACGGTGACAAGTTGTTTGGTGAAGTTGTCGTCGTCGCTGTCGGACAGTTCGATGGTGACGTTTTCGCGGTTGTAGAACGTTGCCGCCCGTGCGAATGAGGCGACCAGGACGTTGTCGGCGGTGATGGCGTTGCTCGAAACCACCGGGATGCCGAACAAGCTGGGCGGAATGCTCATGCCAGGATCGCCCAGGATGTAGCGGTTTTGGCTGTCTTTGGCGAGTCGCATCGTCCACCAATCGGCAGGGTTAAGGACGATGGCATCGGCGGGGTAGTCCGAGGCTTGCAAATCGCCCAGGATTTTTCCGATGAGGTCGAATCGATTATTGAGCAATCCGGCGGCGGTCAAGCTGGCGTTGGTGTAGCCGTGGGCGGTGTAGTTGCCGGATTTGGTGAATCCGCTCAGGTTGGGCGAGGTGCCGTTGCCCTGGATGATTTGGTTTTCCACTTTGAGGTCAACGCCGTAAATCATGCGGGTGTTGATGTAGGCGGCGAGGGCGGCGTTGTCGGCGGCCAGTTGGCGGCTGATTTTTACCCAGTGGGCAACGGTGGCGACCGGTTCTTGTACGGAGGTGAATGTGATGCTGGATTCGGCGGAATCGGAACCCTCGGCGACTTCGGCGGCGGCATTGGTGAAGACGTTTTCGCGCACGTAGTCGATGGCGTTGGAGGTGGTCGGCAAGGTGGTGAGCAATTGCTCCAAAGTAAATGTCCGCACGGCTCCGCCAACAACATCCGGGCGGCGGTCACTGAAGGTGTTGCCGACGGTGTTGGTGATGGTGTTTTTGACTTCCAGCGCGATGCTGCCCAGGCGACCGGAGCCGGCGGCTTTGGTTTGGAAGTGTTGATAGTCTTCGGATTTGGTGAATAAATCGCCGGGGGTGAGAATGGCGTGGCTTTCGTTCGCACCGGCGGCGGCGGCTTTTTGTTTGATGGCGAGTAGTTCGTCGGCAAAGTCTTTTTGCTGGTTGCCCAGGTCTTCCAGGGCGGCTTTGGTTTCGGTGGAGATGTTGCCTATTTTTAGCTCGAATTCGGCTTTTTCGGCGTATTTGGCCATTTTTGCTTCGAGGTTGTCTAGCGATTTCATGACGACTTCGAGGTTGCCAATTCCGGCCAGTGGCAGGCCGGCCAAGGCGGCGGCGGGGTTGATGGCGGGGAATCCGGCGGCTAAGGCGTGGAGGTCGGCGGGGGTGGCTTGGGCGTTGAAGACCAGCAGCATTAGGCCGAGGGTGCCCAAGATGAAAATCAGGGTTTTGAAAGTGTTCATTTTTTAGCGTCCTATAGTGATTGGGTAAGTTGGTTGATGCGGTCTAGCAGGGTTTTTGCGTCCCATTCCGGCGATTGGTCTCCAATGCGGTACAGGCTGCGGGCCTTGGCTAAGATGGCCATGGCTTGCTTTTTCGAAAAATTTCCTGAATCTCTCAAGAAATATTCGAAATCACGTTCGGTTTTGATCTCGTCCAGGTCTTGGTCGAGGTCTAAATTGCCGTTTTTGACGGCGGTGATGCGGGCGTAGTCGTCGGCAGGAAATGTAACGAGGGAAATTTCGACTAATCGTGAGACTTTTTTGATCACGCGGCCTTCGCCATAGCCGTCTTCCCCGGGGGTGCGGTAATCGTAGTCATCCGATTTTAGGCGGTAGCCTATGGATAGGCCGTCCAGGGTGCCATGTTTGAGGGCGGCATAAGCTTTGTCGGATTCGGTGTTGTCCGGGGTTAGTTCGCCAGTGACGAATAGACCGGCCTCGTCTTCTTTGATTTCTGTCCATTTTCCAATGGGGACAGAAAACCAGATGTCGTGATTGAGAAACATTTTCGGCCAAGTGTCGGACAAGCTGTCGGCGAATGCGCCCGGCAATAAGGTGTCGCCGTAGCTATCGACGTTGTTGAATGTGGCTGCGTACCCTGAAAACCGGCCTTTGCCGTTTTTGTCGATTTTGATTTCGCATAGCTCGAGTTTTTGGGTTTTGACTTCGTTATTTTTTTGCATGGCTGACTCGCTATTGTGCTAGGTCGGTGAGGGCGGATTGGCTGACCGATGCGGCTTGGGTGCCGAGTTTGTTAATCGGCAGCAGGTTGCTTTGTGCGGTGTGGATTTCGCCGCCGGCGAAAGGCGGCAGGTTTTCGTATTGGCGGCATTCGTTGCGGTTGTAGATGCCGTTTTGCGAGGCTTTGGCGTAAATTTCGATGCGGTCTTTGAGCGAGGCCCGCAAGAGCGCATCCATGTTGAATTCGGCGGTCAATGCGCGGCGTTGGGTGATCGTCATCAGGCGCTTGCGCAGGGCTTGTTCGATGTTGATGACGTCCGGGCGAATGGTGATTTTGTGGAAGCTGTCGATGATTTCGCTGGCGGAGGATCCGAGTGTGGTGGTGCCTTCGGTTTGGTTCATCAGCACGGCGGGGACGCCGAACCAGCGACCGATTTCCTGGACGGTAAATTGTCGGGTGGTGAGCAGTTCGATGTCTTGCGGCGTGAGGTTGATCGGTGTGAATTTGGCGTCGAACGGCAGCACGGCGATGGTGCGTTTGCGCGATTTCAAATCATCCATGCGGTTTTGGATGGTGTCCCATTGCTCGGTTTTGAGGTTGTTGACGCCGGCCATGCCGACTAAGCCGGTGGTGCGTCCGCCTTCTGCGAAGAGGCTGGTGGCGGCGCTTTGGGTGTGTCTTGCTTCGGCCAGTGTGTTGCGCATGAAGGCGCTGCGGCTGATGCCGGTTAACCCGCCGGACATTTCTTTGAGGTGGAGGATGTCGGCGGCGTTGATTTCGCGGGTGCTGCCGTCGCTTTGGCTGTAGTGGTAGATGTCGTTTCCGCCGATTTTGGTTTCTAGCTGGACGTCGTCGGCGGACAGTGGGGTGATGGCGTAGGCGATGCCGTTGATTCCGCGATGGATTTCGGCGTAGGCGTTTCCGCGTAGCAAATAATTGACCATCATGGCCAGCCAAAATTCGAACGGGGTTTGGCGGGCGTTGGGGGTTTCGTGCAGCAAATCCCAGAGCGGGTCGGTGCGGGCGTCGGCGCGGATGCCGTTTTGGTTGGTGTAGACCATGAGCGGCATGCTGGCGACGGTTTTTGCGCGGATTTCGACGGCGCGCCAGACGGCGGAGATTTGCAAGGCGGCGTCGATGCCGACGGCGGGCGTGTCCAGCACTAGCGGTTCTGACGGCGCGTCTAGTTGGCGGCCGTAGCGATTGCGCAGGGCGGTGGAGCGACCGAAGCCGAAGTATTGGAGGATGCCCATTAAATACCTATGGGGTTGAAGAAGAAGTAATCCAGATTGGGGGCGGTGTCGGCGAGCATGGCGCGGCCGACGGCCATAATCAGCGCGACGGCGGGGTCGATTTTTTCGCTGCTTTTGTTTTTGGCCGGCTTGAGGTTGCCGGCGGGGTCTTGGTCGGCGACGACGTTGCTCATGGCCCAGTTAAGGACGGGGTCGTTAGGGTGCTGGATTTGGCCGGTCAGGTAGCGGCGCTCTAGCTCTTTCATCGCCGGCGACATGCTGACGTAGCCTTGGCCAAAGGACACCATGGGTGCGCCTTTTTCCAGCATGTTGTTCACTAGCTGGCTGGAGTTGTAGCGGTCGAAGGCGATTTCTTTGACCGGTAGGCGTTGCAGCCAGCGGTCGAGGTCGGCTTCGATCCAGTTGTAGTCGATGACGCTTCCGGGCGTGAGGGTGAGCCAGCCTTGTTGGTGCCATTGGTGGAAGGGCACGGTGGTCTTGCGGTAGATGTTGTTGACGGCGTCTTCGGGGAGGTAGTGTTTTCCGAAGACTCGCCAAACGCCGGTGTCCAGGATGGCGATGCCGGTGGCGCTGGCGATGTCGGAGATTTGGGCTAGGTCTAGGCCGATGTAGACTTCGCTGATCGGCATTTAGGTTGATAGTCTTCTTTCGCGGTAGGTTGCTTGATATTCTTTGTCTATTCTGAATTCAAGCTCTTTAGATTTTGCGTAGTGTTTTAGTTGTTCTGTGGTTGCTGTGAGTGTTTGATAGATATTTATTATTTTTCCTTTGATTATTTCTGTGCCGATTATTTTTGTGCCCGGTATTGCCCAGATGTTGGTTTTTTTTTCGTCGGTCAAAATAAAATGTCGGGCTTTTTTTCCAGTGCCGATGATCGCTCTGGTTTGGGAGTGTTCTTGGTTTGGCATGTGTTATTCCCAGGTTGTTGGATCGGGGTTGTATTGCGCGGCGCAGGTTAACCAGCGCTCGACGTTGCACCACAGTGATTCGCCGGTGACCCAGACGTTGAGATGCTTGGTTAAAAAGTTGACTTTGGCGGTTGGCATGACGGCGGCTTGGCGGGCTTGTTCGCGCAGGTAGTCGAGGCTGACGGAGATGCCAAGGTTGGGGTTGGCTTTGA